GAAAAAGGCGACAAGGGTGACACCGGAGCGCAAGGCCCACAGGGAGAAAAAGGCGACAAGGGTGACACCGGAGCGCAAGGCCCACAGGGAGAAAAAGGTGACAAGGGGGACACCGGAGCGACTGGACCACAGGGAGAACCCGGTGCTAACGGTTACACGCCCGTCAAAGGTACTGACTACTGGACGGTGGCAGACAAGACAGAAATAGTCAATGATACCCTTGCGGCGTTACCGACTTGGGCAGGAGGTAATTACTAATGGCTTTTGATAAAGTGATAGATTCTGCTGCACTTGATGCTGCAATGACTTACACCGCAGACCGTATCAGAGCTAAAACAGGCGGCACAGATCAGATAGCGTGGGATAGTGATAAAGGATTTAGCAACGCTGTTGATGCAATTACAGTAACGGATAGAACATATTCATTATATCCTCCGCGCGATGAATCAGTAGATTGGACAGCTGACACATTTGAGGGTGTTTATTTCACGTGCGACAGTAAAGCGTTACCTGTTGGGCATCTGAGACGGAGGTTTAGAGCTAAAATAACATTTAAAAATGCAGGAAGCGTGGACTACCAAGTAGATCTTGGCGTCATTGAAAACGGCACTTTTGTCATTAAAGAGAATGTTGTTGATTGGCGTAGCGGTGACTACATGAAGGTTATTATACCAGATTACAACACAGATTTTGTTGTTCTTAGGATAATACCGTTGAATGGAATACAATGCACTCTTATCAACGCCGATCCCAGCGATGTATGCTCAGCATTTTGGGTTGATAGATACGGACGCATGCCATATCTAACTACATGGCATAGCCCGGGATTTTCAGATTATAAGGGCTGGACTGGACTTATTCGCGATAGTGTGATTACGGGGGAAAGGTTAGATTTAAATGCTGCTATGTTTTCGATGTATTCGCTTAGGGAATATACATATCCAAAATTCAGTAAAACCCTACCATCATATGCCAATCGTGGAAACAGTGCTTTTCTGAATTGTTCAAATCTTATATCGTTAAATATGAGCAAATATGCAACGCCCGTTGGTGTGACACTCTTAGATAGTATGTTTAAAGGTTGCAACTCCCTTACATCTCTCGACTTAAGCAATTTTGACACATCAGCGGTGACTAATATGGTATCTATGTTTAGCGGTTGCAACTCCCTGACATCTCTCGACTTAAGCAATTTTGACACATCAGCGGTGACTAATATGTCATATATGTTTTACGGCTGCAACTCCCTTACATCTCTCGACTTAAGCAATTTTGACACATCAGCGGTGACTAATATGTCTAATATGTTTTACGGTTGCGTTTCCCTGACATCTCTCGACTTAAGCAATTTTGACACATCAGCGGTGACTAATATGTCATATATGTTTTACAATTGCTACCACCTTACATCTCTCGACTTAAGCAATTTTGACACATCAGCGGTGACTAATATGTCATATATGTTTTACAATTGCGCTTATTTGATAGATTTTGTGTCTTGTGTATTTAGGACAAGCATAGATTTTTCCGCATGCACAAATCTGTCACATGATAGCTTAATGTCTATTATTAACAATCTTGCCGAGGTAACAACAACGCGAAAGCTAACGCTCGGTACAAAAAACAAAGGAAAATTGACATCTGATGAAATCGCTATAGCTACAGAAAAGGGGTGGACGGTAGCATGATAATAACTACTGAAGGAGGCTTAACCGTCTTAACGCCAGAGAATAAAGCCTACTTGTCCGATGGCGAAACATATAGTCAAAAAGTCTATCTTGGCAAATACGACAGCGCGGATAATTGGTATGAGACAGACGATGTTGAAGATATCATAGCGGGGTCGCAAGAAATTACCGCCGAAGAAGCCCTATCCATTATTACTGGGGGTGAGGGGGTATGACGAGAACACAGGCAGAACAGTTCCGAGCGAAGATAGAATCCGCCGCTAAGAACCTGTCCGATAACGACGCGCTGAACAGCATTGAGCTGTTCCCGGTGTGGTCGGGGGTCAAGGATTACGCGCAGGGCGAACGGTGCCGATATCAGGGCATACTGTACCGCTGTTACAATGCGATATCCGCCAATCCCACATGGACGCCGGACGTTACCCCGGCGCACTGGGAGAGGGTCACAGTCGGCGAGGACGGAACAATCGATAACCCCATAACGGCAGCCACAGGTATGCGGTACTACAAAGACCTGTATTACCGGGACGGCGATAGAATCTATCTCTGCACAAGGGACGATACGGGCAACGGAACGATATTACAATACACACCATCACAGCTTGTGGGCATATATTTTGAGGAGGTTTAAGCATGAAAATCTGTATATCAATAGGACACGGCAAATCAGCAAAGGGCGGCTATGACAGCGGAGCGCTCGGAGGAAACTATCAGGAGTTTAAAATAGCGCGCGAAATAGGCAAGTACATCGGCGAGATTTTTAAAGGCTATGCCTGCACAGCCGATGTCATAAACTATGACGCGACGCTTTATCTCACGGACAGAATAGCACATGTCAACAAGCGCGGATATGACCTTGCAATGGAGATACACCTCAACGCTTCAGGCGGTACAGGAAGCGAGGTCTACTATAAGCACAAGAGCGCAACAGGCAAGAAGCTCGCCGGAGCAATCAGCAAGAGCATAGCTAATACCTTCGGCATCCGCGACAGGGGCGCAAAGGTCAAAATCAACCCGTCAAACGGCACGGACTATTTCGGTTTTGTCCGCTCCTGCAAGTGCGAAAGCCTGCTGATAGAGACCGTATTTATCGACACCGCAAGCGACAGAAAGCACGTCGAGACCGCCGCAGGACAGAAGCAGTGCGCAGAGGCTATCGTTAAGGCTGTCGCTGATTTTTACGGCATAAAGAAAAAGTCCGCTCCGGCAGTCAAGCCGAGCGAGAACAAGCCTGCCGTCAGAGCGGGAGATATCGTCAAAATCAAGGGCAGCAAGTACGCCACCGGGCAGAAGATACCGATGTGGGTCAAGCTTAAAAAGCACACAGTCAAATCGGTCAACGGCGAAAAGGCACTGCTCAAGGAGATAAACAGCTGGGTCTATACCGCCGACCTTACTGTTTTGCAGTCGTCTGCAAAGACCGTCGCTGTCGGCAGCAAGGTCAAAATAAAGCCCGGCGCGACCTACGGCGGACTCACGGCGGCACGAGGCTCGATAGTCCCAAACACGCAGCTGACAAGGACACATACCGTCGGAAAAATACAGGTAAACAGCGGAGTCCGTGAAGCACTTTTGACGGACATTGCAAGCTGGGTTGCCGTTGTGTCGCTGGAGGTAGTGGATTGACGGCTTGGGAATTGGCGCTGACCTGCGGTCTGCCTACAGCGTTGACAGGCTTTTTTGTGTGGCTGCTTAAACGCCACATTGACAAGCGCGACGCGGCAAGGCAGGTACAGGAAAAAAAGCACGAAGATTTTGAATATATGCTTTTAAAAAGCACAACTGCATCAATCGCTCTTGGCGAAGCGACGGCGAAAGCCGTCCAGAGAATCCCGGACGCACACTGCAACGGCGATATGCACGCAGCCTTAGACTATGCGCAGAAAATCAAGCACGAGCAGCGCGATTTTTTGGCGCATGAGGGAATAGAACATATATCAGGAGGTCATTAAAATGGCAAAAATTAAAGACATACTTGCAAACATCAGCAACGTCAAGGTCGGCACATGGGTGCGCGGCATCCTGCTGATTATCTCGCTCGTCAACATGGCGCTTTCCGCCGCCGGAAAAGCTCCGATTCCTGCGGACTACAACGAGCTTTACACAATCGTCAGCATCGTGTTCTCGGTGCTCGTCGGAATCTCGGCATATTGGAAAAACAACAGCTTTACCGAGGCGGCACAGACCGCAGACAAGTATCTCCACGAGCAAGGCTCGGCGATTGAAGATCCGGGCACAGATGAGGAGGCGGAGTGATGATAACAGCTATCCTTTTTAATCTGCTTAATATGCTCGGGCTTTACGGCGCGGGTATCATCGTGGCGGTGCTCAAGCTTCTCGGCATGATGTAAAAACGACCGGGCAGGGGATTTTCCTCTGCCCGGCTTTTTGCTTTATAAAGAACGCAGCCCTCGGTCTGATAGCCGAGAGCCACAAGAAATAGGGAATAGAGCCGGAGGCTCTTTAATTGCATTATAGCATGATATGCTTTAAAAATCAAGCAATGTTTGCTCAGGCAAGAATCGACCGTTACTACGTGGTTACTACGGATTCTATTTTAGGGTACATTGCAATAGAAATGAAAAAAGCCTTGAAACCGTTGATATACAATGATTTCAAGACTTATCTTTTGGTGATCCATCGGAGATTCGAACTCCGGACACCTTGATTAAAAGTCAAATATATAGTGCATACATATAGCAAATTGTGGAGAAAAACACAACATATAGTGGTCTGGGTGTGCGTGGCAGCCGATAAACGCTAAACAAAAATCGAGCGTTACTACGGGGTTACTACGGATTTTAAGATATCTTCGCCATTTCCTCGTGGAGAGTTTTGTCTGATACAAGTGCATAGTATTTTAAGGTCGTGCTGTATTCTTCGTGCCCAAGAATCATCTGTGTAGCTTCGGGTGATACCCCGCTTTCTACCATCATTGTTGCACATGTTTTTCGGCAACAATGGGGTGATAGACGCTTGACTCCTATCTCTTCAAGGCAGTCGTAATACTTTTTGCGCATGTAGCTCGAGCTGTATCCCTCGCCGTCATCACGGCATACTATTTTTTTACCTTGCTTTGCTACGAGAGCTTCTATATACGGCTTAATCACCGGCAGAACAGGAACATGGCGATTCTCTCCGGCTTCTGTTTTCAGACCACCTATGAGCAGGGCTTGATCCGCGATGTAATCATCCGGAGTAAGGGCGAGTAGTTCAGAAATACGAAATCCCGTGTAAATCAGGATGAGAATGATATCGGCGTATGGGACATTAGCCTGTGCGGCAGCCTTTATCTTTTCCACTTCTTCGGCGGAAAATGGATGTATCTCGTTTTTCTTTTTCTTTGGGAGCTTAACGAATTTAGAATAGTCTTTGTAACAGATATCCCGCTCCAACGCGAGCGCATAAAGACGCGAAAATGTGATTTTTATATACGAGAGCGAAGTGCCGCTTTGTGCGCTGTATGCGTCAATACATTTCTGCATGTCTTCCGTTCTCAGCTCGCGCATTTTTATGTTTTTTACATCTTCGGGAATCTTCTTCCAGGCGGCGTTGTAGCAATCCCGGGACTGTTTGGATATGTTTTTATACTCCGGGCGGGATAGCCACAATGTGTGCAAATCATCAACGGTCATGTTTATCTCTGTGACCGGGTGTTCGAGGTAGTGAGCCAGAGCAGCTTTTGCCTCTTTGCTCGATGCGTAGTGCCCGAGGATTTCCTGCTTTTTAATCATCTTGCCCTGCTCGTCCAGGCTATAACTTGCCGGCAACGCGACGACCCAGGGACGCCGCTTGATATCCTTGCGTTTATATATACTGCCTTCGCCGTTTTCACGCTTTGCCATTAAAAAATCCGCTCCTTTACTTGTGTTTCCTCAGAGCGTGTGATATAATAATTATATCAATCCACTCTATACGCATGGTGTGTTTTGATGTCTGAACCCTCGGTGTTCCCGCACCGGGGGTTCTTTTTTATTTAGCTTAAATCTTTTATCGCGCTCGAAACATCGTCAGCAATATCAAGCCCCGTCTGATACTTGCCAGTGACCTTGCCGTCAATGAATATAATTGTCGCGCCATATGTAGTGCCGCCGCCTAAATCTCTGCTTGACCAGCCGTAGGTCTGAGAGGTGCTTCCGCCAATCTCGGAGGAAGTTGCGAGCTTACCCTCACAGCCGATAATCTTAACTACCTGCTCGTATGTCATGCCGTTTTTTATCTGATTATACTCATCCATTGTGATATACTCGGTCTCGGGCTCCGTCGTTGTCGGTGTGTCTGTGCCGCCCTCTCCGCTTATCGCCATTGCAGCAATGACAATACAGAGAAGCGCGACTACCACGATAGCAATTATCCAACCTTTAGGTCGTTTTGCTCCGCAGTTCGGGCAAACTTTGTCGTTCTTGCCGAGTTCGGTTTTGCATTTCTTACACTTCATTTTAATACATCCTTTCTATTATCTGACCGCGCTCAGAAAAGCAACTGCCTTTCCGAGTATACGGACTTCATTCATCTCTTCTTTAGAGTATATCATATCATCGTAGAGTGGGTTCTCGGGTCTGAGAACGACTTTCGAAGGATATTTGTAAACCCTTTTTAATGTTGCTTCTTCGCCAATCAGAACGGCAGCTATCTCTCCGTCTTCTACATCGGGCTGTTCTCGTATATATACGATATCACCGTCAAATATACGAGCATTTATCATACTGTCACCCTTGCAACGGAGCGCGAAATCCGCGTTAAGGTCTTCATCCGCGTTGATGAGAGCTTCGATATTTTCAGTTGCCAGAATAGGTTCTCCGCAAGCTATTGTCCCGAGTAGTGGAATCTTTTTCATTTTTGGGAGATGGATGATGTTGTCGGCTAATTTTTTATCTTTTTTCGGAGCGTCAAACCCTGCGAGCCATGCGACCGACACATTCAGCACGTTGGCTAAGATATACAGTTTGTCTCCTTTTGGCGAATACTTCCCAGATAAATAAAGACTTATCGAGCTGCGGTCTATACCTGTTTCTCTTGCAAGCTCTGCCTGCGACATGTTTCCTTTATCTTTCATGGCTTCTTTTAGACGGTTTGCGATTGTATCAACAAGTTTAGCACTCATATGTACTTCTCCTTTCCTCTGTTATTATAGTACCACGCCTGTTTGGATGAGTCAACAATTTTTTGAGGAAAAAGTTAAAAAAGTTTGGAAATCCTATTGACAACTCGAAAGACGAATGTTAAAATGTGTTTGGAAAACCAAACAGGGAGGTGAAAACAATGTCATTTGATTATTCGAAGCTTTGCGGCAGAATCGTGGAAAAGAACCTCACGCAAGGCAAGGTTGCTCAGATAATCGGAATGTCCGGCAACACTTTTACGAGCAGAATCAAAAATCGCTCATATTTTGATTCTTACGAAATCGAAAAGCTTTGCAGGGCGCTCGATATTGACGCGGCGGAGATTGGTCTTTATTTTTTTACTCCGCGTGTTGAAGTTTCCAAACAAGGCATGACGATTGCGCAGTAATCAGAGGCGAAAAGAGAACAGATTCTCATAAAGTCAACATGAAAGGAGCTACACAATGAACGAACTGACAGTATTTAACAACGAGGAATTTGGAGAAATCCGCACCATGACTATCGAGGGCGAACCGTGGTTTGTAGCGGCTGATGTATGTAGAGCTCTCGACTTAAGCAACCCTACAATAGCGACAAACCGTCTCGATGAGGACGAGCGGGCTAAGTTCAACTTAGGGCGACAAGGGGATGGAACAATTATCAACGAGTCCGGGCTTTACTCCCTCGTGCTCGGGTCTCGCAAACCAGAAGCAAAAGCTTTCAAGCGATGGATAACTCATGACATCATCCCCACGATTCGTAAAACAGGCGGCTATGTCAACGATACGGCACAGTTCGTCGAGAGCTATTTCGGACAGCTCGAACCGAGTCAGAAGCACGCGCTGACGATGATGTTTGAAGAGAGCAAAAGAATGAGCGCACAGCTCAAGGAGCAAGCCCCGAAAGTTCTCTTTGCGAACGCGGTAGAGACGGCACATAACTCGATTCTCATCGGCGACCTTGCGAAAATCATAAGGCAGAACGGCGTTGACATCGGTCAGAAGAGACTTTTCGAGTGGTTGCGTCAGAACGGATATCTCATCAAAGACGGTCAGAGCAAGAACATGCCGACTCAGAAAGCGATGGAAATGAGCCTCTTCGAGGTCAAGGAGAGCACGATAAACAACCCTGACGGCTCGGTGAGAATTACCCGAACGACAAAGGTCACAGGCAAGGGTCAGACCTATTTTGTCAAGAAATTTCTGTCATAAGGAACGAAGGAGGAAAACACCATGCGTAAAAAAAAGGCACTCATGTCAGTCGACGATGCGTCAATGTACCTGAGAGAGGTTGTCTACATACCGCCGCATCAGATTCGTCTGCTCGCGAGAGAGGGAAATTGTACCTTCTGCATCGCGATCAAAAATCCGAGCGGGTCGTACTCGTACTACATTAGGCTTGACAAGCTTGAGCAGTTCAAGCGCGGAGACATCGGTCTTATGGTGAGCTAAGGGCAAAACAGAAAGGAGACATCAAAATGACAAAAGGATTTTTAACGATTGCCGCAGTACTGGCGCTTGTCCTGCTTTTCGCGGCGGCAGCGGTTCCTGAAGAAATCACGATACCGGAGACAGAACCGATTATTGCGCCCGACCTGACGGTATCGGCGCAGATACCCACAGCACGCTATTATTTGACCGCAGACGAGCGAGAGCTTATATGCGAGGTTGTTATGGCTGAATCGGGAACAGAGCCGTTTGACGGCAAAATGGCGGTCTCACAGTGTATTTTAAATGCGTGTGAAAAGACCGGCAAACGCCCCGCGGAGATAGTTGCGGAGTATGGTTACACGGCACGCCGGGTAGAACCGAACGCAGAGACGAGGGAAGCCGTCGCAGCGGTCTTTGATGCCGGCGAGACGGTGACAGACGCGAAGATACTTTTTTTCTATGCGCCGGATCTCGTAAAAAGCGCGTGGCATGAATCGCAGACATACATATGCACGATAGGCGGTCACAGGTTTTTCGCCTAACTTACATAGAAAGAAAAGGAGAAAAGAAAATGGCACTGAAATTTGCAATCCAGACGGTGTTTGAAATCGCCGTCGTCGTACTTATCATCTATGGATTTATTCACGAGGACAAGCTTATAGCTTTTGAAGATTCACTCAAGCGCAGAATCAAAAAGAAAGGAGCTGAACGCCATGTACGAGATAGCGGCAATCGCTCCTGAAGCGTTCAAGATAGCGGATAGGCTCACACTGCTCATGGAAGAGCACGAACCGCCGGTGACGAGGTCGGAACTGGCAGATGCTATAGGCTGCGCCAGATCAACAATCTCGCGTTATTGCGATGGCACAAATTCAGTGGCATTCATCTTCGCGATTCGAATTGCTCGATTTTTCAATGTCTCGCTTGATTACCTCGTGGGACTGACAGACAGCAAGGAGATACCGCAGTGGCAAAAGCCCGGAAAACATATGTCTACCGCGTGGGAAATCGATGTGGACAAGATTATTCCCAAAAACACAACTTCGGTCAAGACGGATTTTAAAGCCCTCACATCTGCGCTCGAAAGAGTTCAGATTCTCGCGAGCACCGAGACACAGCCTGTTAAGATGTCGCTCTCAAGAGATGCCATTGAACTGTCTGTAAGAACGACGATAGGCAGTGCCACCGACTCAGTGACGGGCGAGACCGATTCAGACCTCGTGATAGGAATCAACGCGAGATATCTCGTTGGAGTGCTTAAAGCGGCTGAGACTGACAGCTTTCTTGTCAGTTCGCCCGTGTCTCCGTTGGTATTCAAGGATGAAATGAGCACGTACATTCTTCTGCCTGTGCGACTGAGGGAAAGAATATGAGATACAACGACGCAGACCAAACACCGCCCGTTCAGACAACGGCGGCACAGGACGAACAAATAAAACAAATGACAGCAACTGATTGTATCAACTACCTATTTCAAATAATGAAGGGAGAAACAAAAAGATGAAGCTCTATGAACTCGACAACGAATACCTCGATTTTATCTCCGCTGTCGAAGACGGAACAATCCCGGAGGACGCTATCGAAGATACCCTTGAAATGCTCAACGGCGATTACAAAGACAAGCTGGACAACACCGTTTGTGCTATCAAGAATTTGACCGCCGAAGCTAAGATGATAGACGAAGAGATAAAAGCTCTGACGGCGAGAAAAAAAGCAAAAGAAAACTCCGTCGACTATCTTAAAAGCTGCGTGTCTCGCTCTATGCAGTGCAGAGGTGAAACTTCTTTCGAGAGCGCGAGAAACAAAGTCGCTTTCCGCAAGTCCGAACGCCTTGTAATCGCAGATGAAGCCGCATTTGCGGAAAAATATCCGGAGTTTGTCACATTTACCCCGAAAATCAGCAAGACCGATGTCAAAACGGCGGTCAAGTCCGGCGAATTATTTGACGGCGCGGACATTGTGGAAGTTCAAAACATTCAGATCAAGTGAGGTGCAACATGGATAATCTTGAAATTTACAGCAGGGTTTGCGAAGTGCCCGGCAACGCACAGAAGAAAATCGCGGCGGGTCGTCTCAAGGGATTTACAGACATTAACCCGATGTGGCGTATAAAGAAGCTGACCGAGGTGTTCGGGGCTTGCGGCATTGGCTGGTATACCGACGATATCAAACACTGGCTCGAGGACGGAGCAGACGGAACAAAGACGGCACACGTCACGCTCAACCTCTATGTCAAGGTCGATGATGAGTGGAGCAAGCCTATCTTCGGAATCGGTGGCGCGTCGTACATATCTAACGAAAAGAGCGGAGCTTATACCTCCGATGAGTGTTTTAAGATGGCGTATACCGACGCGCTTTCCGTCGCTTGTAAGGCGTTGGGTTTTGGCGCGGATGTCTATTGGGAGGCAGGAAGAAGCAAATACAGCTCTCAGGACACCCAGTCGACACCCGCAGACGAAAAGAGAAGCCGTGAAGCCGTAAATCTTGCCACACGCGACCTAATGGGCGAGTTTGCGAAGCTCAGAGGGAAAAGTATAGGCGAAGTAGAAAACGCGCTTATGCGCCAAATTTCAGCCCCTGAGGGTATGTCTCTTGAAACTATATCAGACAGTTTGGCAGAAAGAGCAAAAACTCAGATAGCCGTCTGGCTTAAAGCGGCAAAGGAGCAGTCATGACGATTGAAAAAGCCGACTGGCTGTTGGAATCTGACGGATTCTATCTCAAGTTCAAGGTCAAAAACCGTGAAGAAGGTCAGCGCATAGTGGCAGAGGTTAATTCTTCGGACAAGCCCTATGAGTTGACCGTCGAGAAGAAAAAGCGCAAGCGCAGTCTCGACGCGAACGCATATTGCTGGGTGCTCATCGGAAAACTCGCCGCAAAGCTGCACCTTAGCATGATAGATATCTATCGAGACGCTATAAAAAACATCGGGGATAACTTTGAGACCGTCTGCGTGCAGAACAAGGCGGTCGACAAGCTCCGCGACGGATGGGAGCGCAATGGACTCGGATGGTTGACCGAAACTTTCCCGTCAAAGATACCCGAATGCACGAATGTACAGTTGTTTTATGGCTCGTCGGCATATGACACGGCACAGATGTCCCGGCTGATTGACAACATTGTGCAAGAGTGTAAAGCGCAGGGCATAGAAACTATGACCCCCGAAAAACTTGACCGATTAAAGGAGATGTGGAAATGAGGTCGATTCTTCAAGTGGACGAAGATATCTGCTATCTCTGCGGCAGGTCGGGCGCACCTATGGACTGGCACCACTGCTTCGGAGGCTCGGCACGACACGCGAGCGAGGCATACGGACTCAAAGTCCGTCTCTGCCATATGGGATGTCATATGTACGGCAAGAACGCAGTTCACGACAATCAGGCGGTGATGGACGAGCTGCACCGCGAAGCGCAGAAAAAAGCGATGTCATATTACGGTTGGGATAAAGATGACTTTATCCGGTTGTTTGGAAAAAACTACCTTTAAGGAGTGTAAAAAATGGAGATGCTTAACTGTTTTGCTTACGGATCAGCAACAGATAACGGTTGCAAGGCGTTGATAAAGCGCGAGTGCGACAACTGCAAGTTTTACAAGACGGCAAACGACGACGAAATTGAAAAGCTGAATTGCGAGCTTAGAATACGCCGCGTATACGGAATGTCATCAAAAAATTTTTTAGAAAGCAGGAGGACTAACGAAAATGATTAACAGCGTAATTCTCATAGGCAGATTGACAGCAGACCCCGAAATCAGACAGACTCAGAACGGCACATCCGTTACATCGTTCACGGTAGCAGTCGACCGCCGTTTTCAGCGAGATCAGACCGATTTTATCAATGTTGTCGCATGGAAGCAGACCGCCGAGTTCGTCGAGAAATATTTCAAAAAGGGTTCGCTTATCGCGCTTCGCGGCAGTATTCAGCAGCGCAACTATGAGGACAAAAACGGCAACAAGCGCACCGCATTTGAAGTTGTTGCCGACGAAGTCAGCTTCTGCAGTTCTAAAGCGGACAAGCCGCAGATCCCGAACAACGACGACTTCGAGGAAATACCCATAAGTGGCGACTTGCCGTTCTGAGGTAGCGAGATGAACATAGTCGACTTTATACCCAAAGGCAAGGAAAACGCGGTCACGCGGGAAGACCTCTGCATTTATACGGGGCTCGACGACCGAACCGTTCGCAAGCTGATAGAGCTTGCAAGGGACGGCGGAGCACCGATTCTCTCATCGTCGCATAGCGTCGGTTATTGGCTTTCCGACGACATTGTCGAGATTAAGGCTTTCCTCAATGAGACAGACCGCCGCTGCAAGAGCTTGTCACGCAGGGCGCAAGGGCTCAGACGCTATGTAGCGGAGCGCGAGGGAAAATATGTCGTTCCCGTACAAGCCCATTTCAGGACGATAAAAAGGAGCTGAGACAATGGAGCTCAAATGGATTAAGCTCTGTACAAATATCTTCGACGACGAGAAAATAGCACTCATCGAGAGTATGCCGGACGCTGATTCCATAATTGTTATATGGTTCAAAATCCTCTGTCTCGCGGGCAAGCAGAATAACTGCGGCGTGCTTATGCTCAGCGACCGCATACCGTACACCGAGGAAATGCTTGCAACTATCTTTCGCCGTCCTGTGTCTACTGTGCGTCTTGCGCTTACCACCTTTGAAAGCTTCGGAATGATAGAGGTTGTGAACGGCACAATAACTATCCCGAATTGGGAGAAGCATCAGTCCTTAGATGTTGTTGAAAAACAACGGGAGCAATCACGCGTGAGAATGGCAAAATACAGAGAACGTCAAAAGTCAATCGCTGCGACGGGGACTGATGTTACGCAATGTTACGTAACGCGTTACGCTGATGTTACGCAACGTTACGCGACAGAAGAAGATATAGAAGAAGATATAGATAAGAATATAAAAGAAATAGATAAAGAAAAGCCCACGCGCCACAAATACGGCGAATATCAAAATGTTCTTCTGTCTGACGAAGACCTTGAGAAACTGAAAAAAGAGTTCCTTGACTGGTCTGACAGAATCGAACGCCTGAGCGCGTATATGGCAAGCACTGGCAAGAGTTATAAAAACCACCTTGCGACGATCAGAAACTGGGCACGGCGTGACAGCAAGACCCCGACCGCAGATGTCAAGCCAAAAGGACAAGCCTCATATGACATCTCGGAGTTTGAGCGTCAGAACATGTCAAAGCCGATAGCCTACAAGAAAAAATAATGCAGTGCCCGGGCGAAAGTCCGGGCAGAAAGGAAAAAATTATGGACTGCAGCAAAACGATAGACTTCTTTGCCGAAGCAAAAAGGCATTGCGATTCACGCACCGCGTGCGAGGCTGATGCGGCTAACAAAGAGCAATGTCCGATGTTTGGGGTTTGTGACCGCCCGCTCACAGAAATATGCGTCGAAGATGCGATAAAGGCAATCGAAATTTTGCAAAAATGGAGCGACGAACACCCGAAGAAAACATACGCACAGGACTTTTTTGAGAAGTTCCCAAAAGCGCAGAGCAATTCGGACGGAACCCCATTTGTATGCAGAAAGAGAATCTACGGCGGAAACTGCGATTACACAGGAGCTTGCTATAGATGTTGGAGCGAGCCTCTGAATGACGAATAAACACCAAAAGGAGCTAACGAAATGAAGATAGTTTTAGACGATGGAGCATACAAGCCCTACAAGGCACATTCCGAAGATGCAGGATTTGACATCATGGCAAGAGAGTGTCAGATAGTCCCAGCGGAGGGAAGCGCAATATTTGACACGGGTGTACATATCGAGATACCGCAGGGGTTCGTCGGATTCCTCAAGAGCAAGAGCGGGCTCAATGTCAAACATGGCATAACGAGCGAGGGTGTTATTGACGCGGGCTATACAGGCAGTATTTGCGTCAAACTGTACAACAACACCCGGATTCCCTATACGGTAGAAAAGGGCGACAAGATATCGCAGCTCGTTATTTTGCCGATTTACAGCTGCGAGCTTGAAGTCGTCGATAGTCTCGACGAGACGGCACGCGGCAATAACGGATTCGGCTCAAGCGGGAGGTAAAAATATGACTTGTAAAGACTGCATACACAATGAAATTTGCTATAGGCGGGAAGTCTGCAACGACATTGAAGAGCACATAAAAGAGTTGGGCTGTATAGATTTTATTGCTCGCGCCGATGTACAAGAGGCTAAACACGGTGAATGGGAAAAGTTTTATCCCGAAAACGAGCTTGAAAACAAGCATGAAGGTTTATATCATTGCTCGATTTGCGGACACGCGGTCGATGTAATAGATGGTACAATAACTCCGTTGGACAGAGGAATCAACTATTGCCCGGACTGCGGCGCAAAAATGGACGGAGGTAATAACAATGCGTGAGATACTTTTCCGTGGCAAAGGCGATAAAAAATATAATGATGGTATGTGGTATTTCGGTGTGCCTATTCGCTGTTATGACAGCGACTGGCAGATTTGCACCGATAATAGCAAAAGGACGGTAATCCCTGAAACGATAGGGCAGTACACAGGTTTGGCAGACAAAAACGGCACGAAAATTTTTGAGGGCGATATAGTCGATGTCTTATACGATGTCAAATATATTGGCGTTGCGGCAGAGCGAATAGGCGTTTTTGAGGTCGTTTTTCATAACGGGTGTTTCATGAAACAAAAGGGCGGTGTGCGATATCATTTTATCCCGTCCGACAAATGTACGGTTATCGGCAATATCTATGATAACCCCGAGCTATTAGGAGGGAACAACGATGGCTGATGCAGACAGATGTGTTTGTTGCGACGCGATAATTCCCGAGGGACGACAGATATGCCCGCAATGCGAGCAAAAAAGATACATTTACACTATTCCCGATATTCCGCCGTCGTTAAACAAGTTTGCCGGGCGTGAAAATGTATGGGCGTACAGAGCGGACAAAAAGCAGTGGCAAGCCCTTTGCGCGGCGTACTGCCGTCCGAAGCCGTCCGAGCCGATAAAAAAGTGCGTTGTCAGAATTACATACTTTTTCCGCACAATGCAACGGCACGACCCGGACAATTACAATGGCAAGTTTATCCTTGACGGCTTGCGGGAAGCCGGAATAATTGAAGATGACAGCTTTTCAAACGTCGAGTTGCAGCTCTGCGGAGCATATGACAAAGAAAATCCGAGAACAGAGATAGAGGTGATGTTGTGACCGTTCCCGAATATGTCAATCGAATAAAGCACCTTGACAATGAGTTGTCGTTCAAACAGCGTCAGAAATCGGAGCTGTTTGATATGTTGGTATCAATTACCGCGCCGCCGTCCGAGTCGGTGCAGAAGACATCAGAGGACAAAATGAGCAGCTTGATATCTCAATATGTCGACTTAGGAAACGAGATCATAGAGATATATCAGAAAAAATTCGCTGCCGAAAACAAGTTCCAGGCTCTTGTGAGCCAACTCCCGCCGCAGTGGGAAGAGTTTCTGCTTTTGAGGCACCTCAGCAGGATGAGCATTGAAGACATTGCAGAAGAGATGGGATATTCCCAAGAGTGGTGTTGGAAAACGAACAAGAAAGCGTGCGCGGCACTCGAAGAACTGCTCAACGCCAAAAGTGTACAGTAAAATACATTAAAATACAGTGAAATACAGTTGGGAGATATGATATCATATAGGAGTAAAAGTGGACGGGCAACCGCTTTTACTGCTTTTCTCCGTTCATGTTGTTTACCACATTCCACCGCTCGCCGGTGCGGAAAACCGGCTCCTTTCTCCCGCCTCGCCCTGCGGCGGGTTAATAGCAGGGCTTTTTATGCGGAGCTTTCAGGCGATATGCGCATAAGCGCATTAAAGGTTCGAGTCCTTTGCTCCGATCCAAGCTGCCAAGAGGGCGAGGAAGCGCGAGAAGTTAAGTGTCGGGTTGCCTGAGCTCTCGGCGGCGGCTTGTTAAGCCGCAGAAATCCCGATGGCTGACGAAAAGACGCAGCTCGGGCGGCATATATGGTGGCATACGGTTATCTTCGGGGCTGATACACCCCGACAGTTCGGTTCAACTCCGACTTTGCACACCTACAAGTTAGTTCCTTCCCGTTGGTTGTCGGTGGTTATTCGGTTGTCGGATAGCCGCCGACAACGCTTTAAAAATTCAGGTGATAACATGGAGATAATTACAAAGAAAGTAAAAGACCTCAAGCCGTATGAGCGCAACCCGCGCAGAAACGACGAAGCGGTGGAGTATGTCGCCGAGAGCATATCGGAGTTCGGCTTCAAAGTCCCGATAGTAATTGACGGTGACGGCACAGTCATATGTGGTCACACGAGGCTAAAAGCGGCGAAGAAGCTCCATCTGACCGAAGTACCTTGCATTGTTGCCGATGACCTCGACGACGAGCAGATAAAAGCATTTAGGCTCGCTGACAACAAAGTCGCGGAAAAGGCGGAATGGGACTTCGGTTTCCTTGACAAAGAACTCGGCGGCATATTCAACTTTGACATGGGTAAGTTCGGGTTCAACTTCATGGCACCGGAAGTCAAGAAAAAGAACAAGCTCGATACCAAGACGCGGAAAGCAAATATTCTGAATCTTGAAAGGGCGCAGTTCTCCGGAGTTGGCAAATATGACATACCCGAGATACAGCCCGTATACAAGCTCCCGGAGGTCACAGACTGGATTCCATTTGACTTTATGCTCAGTGATAAGCGAAGCCCGGAAGAGAAGCAAAAAACAGGTATTCACTTTTTCCGTGACGACTATAAGTTTGAGCGGATCTGGAACACGCCCGAGAAGTATATAGAGAAGCTCGCGGAATATGCTTGCGTGCTCTCTCCTGACTTTTCACCATACGGCGATATGCCTATGGCAACACAGATATTCAATCATTATCGCAAACACTGGGTAGCGGTCTATATGCAGGAATGCGGGCTTACTGTTATCCCGACTATCAGAGCAAGCACTGACGAGCGCTCTTTTGATTGGTATTTAGACGGCGAGCCAAAGCACAGCATTGTCGCCATATCGACAATGTGGGTGAAAGAAAACAGCGAAAATTTCCCGATTTGGGAGCGAGAATATCAAACAATGGTCGATATTCTATGTCCGCAAAAAATCTTCATCTATGGGGACATACCGAACAATGTCACGCACAAAAATGTCAAGAGGATAGAAAGCTTTTCAGAGAAAAGGTGGGGCAATTAATGACGACGAAACAATTCAGACAGCTTTATAAATATGTCAATGCGATTTATTCCGGCGATTATATCGTTTTCAAGGTCAGCAAGCACAGGTGGGAACTCTACCACATACCAACAGAAGAAACTCAGATATACAAGACCTTTGACGAACTCGCCAAAAACGAAGTTGTGGCAAAGATCATAGAAACCTATGTTGAGCGCGGGCTTAAACTGGATATGCCCAAAGGGTCGCGCGAAGGGCAAAGGGATACGTTCGGAGATGCTGAAGAACTCGGCACAGATGAAACAGTAAACGATTTCCCGTCGCGAGTAAACGTCGACAAGGAAAAGTCAACAGAAGAAAAAACTTTACAGCAATTTAGAAAAATGTATGCAAATGCTGAAAAAGAGCACGGCTTTGCCGTTGACGAACAGGGATATATCACGACATACAAACACGGAAACCGTTCGTCAGTATCGTGGACACCGGAAGAGCTGAAAGACCGATTAATATACCATAATCATCCGAGCGGCGGAGCGTTCTCAAAGGCTGATATGTCGACAACTGCACAAACAGGAGCGCGCGGAATAGTCGCAAGCGGCAGATACGGCGATTATATATTTATTAAAACTCAGAAATTCGATGCCGTAGGATTTCAAAAAGCACTCGCAAGCGCAAAGACGACCGCAAAAGACTACAACGAGGGCGTTGACCGCTGGTTGAGAAGAAACGCAAAAAAATATGGCTTTAAATACGAGTTCAAAAAAGCGTAATTCATTGAGGTGATAGCATGGCAAAGGGACTGCGTCCTAAGCAAAAGCGGCGGTGGAAGAGCGGCGGCACGATATCATTCCATATGAATAAGCAAAGGAAATAAAAGAGAGGTGGTGGCATGGCAAAGCAGACGAATTTCGGGGGTAAAAGACACACATTAACAGTGGAAGATCAGAGGAAAGGCGGAAAGCGTTCAGGCGAGGTGCGCCGTGACCTGAGAGATACCCGCGAAATAGTGAGACGCGCCATGTCGATGTACCTCAAAAACAGTGACCCGGCAGAGATCAACTACCTGAGCGAGATAACGGACGGGGCTAATATATCAGCCAAAGAGGCGATGATATACGCGCAGCTCAACCGGGCGATGAACGGCGACACAATGGCATTTAAAGCGTTGATGGAGCTTGCCGCCGAGAATGGCGGTCAGCAGCAGAGCGACATATCAGAGCTTTACAAAGCACTGGACGGTAACGACGAATGAAAATAACAACACTGTCACCGAAGCAAAAAGAGATTTTGCGCTGGTGCCACGGCAAGGATAAAGACAAATATGATGCTATTATATGCGACGGTGCAGTCCGTTCAGGTAAGACCGTCTGCATGATTCTGTCGTTTATCCATTGGGCTATGCGGTATTTTGACGGTCAGACGTTCGCTATATGCGGCAAGACCGTACAATCGGCAGAGCGTAACATAATAACGCCACTGCTCGGAATGACCGATTTAACGGCGTATTTTGAGCTTAATTATAAGAGGTCAAGCAAGCTTCTTGTGGTGACCGGAAACGACAAGACAAACTATTTCTATGTGTTCGGCGGCAGAGACGAGAGTTCGGCGGGATTGATTCAGGGCTTGACCCTTGCGGGCGTGCTCTTAGACGAGGTCGCGCTTATGCCTCGCTCGTTTGTGGAGCAGTCGCTCGCGAGATGTTCGGTGACCGGATCGAAGTACTGGTTCAACTGCAACCCCGACAGCCCGGCACATTGGTTTTATGAAGAATGGGTAACGAAGCCCGAAGAGAAACATGTCTACCACATACACTTTTTATTAACCGACAATCCGTCACTTTCCGACGAGATAAGAGAGAGATATTTCAGGCTTTACCCGTCGGGAGTGTTTTATCAGCGGTTTATTTTAGGTCTGTGGGTAGCGGCAGATGGGCTTGTTTACGATGTCGATGTCAACAGTTTAATTGATGATACCGTCCCGGAACAGGGGCGTTATTTTATATCTATCGACTATGGCACATTGAATCCGTTTTCGGCGGGTCTGTGGTGCTTAAACGGCAAGACAGCGACGCGCATTAAAGAGTTTTATTATGACGGTCGCAAGCGACAGAGACAAATGACCGACGAGGAATATTATAAAGCGGTCGAAGAACTCGCCGAGGGCTATGACATTGAGCGAATAATTGTTGACCCGTCCGCCGCGAGCTTTATCGCCTGCATAAGAAAGCACGGTAAGTTCTCGGTGCGCAAGGCAAAAAACGATGTAATTGACGGAATCCGAGTCACTTCTGAGATGGTCAAAAGCGGCGTTATAAAGATAAATTCGAGCTGTCAGGGTATCTTAAAAGAGTTCGGCATGTATCGCTGGGATGATAAATCGACCGTTGACAAGGTTGTAAAGGAATATGACCACGCGATGGATGATATGCGTTACTTTTGTTACACGGTATTAAGGAGGGAACTCCGCTGGATGGGATACAGAGGGGACAAAAATGAAGAAAATCAAGATGTGGATATGTGAAAAATATCTGCCGTCGTATGCGAAGGAAAGCATGACCGAAGAACTGCGAAGCTTAAACCTTGAGGTAGATGATTTGAGACGCGAGAACGAGCGTTTGAGGGCGTATATCGCAGGGCTTGAGCGCGGCGTTAGGTCGCTAAAAAAGATAGTAATAAACACGGAGGGCAACAAATGAGCGTTATATCTGCGCTGCTTAATTGCGAGAAAATATATAATTTCAGCGATGCATTCGGGGTCAAAGATATCACGACGCGAGAAATGAAAACCGCTATCAAGCTATGGCTCGAGATGTATTTTGACCACGAGAGCGACGGTCTCGACGACTGTCAGCGACTGCCCGTTCTCGTCGTCAACAAGCTTATAAAGACCACTTTTTCAGAGTATGAGACAAGCACTAAAAACGCCTTTGCAGAGCGAGTTCTCGGCGAGCTGGAAGAGATACGGCGCGAAGCGTTTCAGCAGGCACTCATCTCCGGCGAATGCCTTATAAAGCCTGTACCAACTGCGGACGGGTTTTATTTTGTCCCGATTAGGCGCGATTGCTTTATACCGCTTGCGAGAAACGAACTGAACGAGCTTACAAGTGTTGGAACTGCGGAAACGACAATCGAAGACGGCAAATATTATACTTTGCTCGAGCGCAGGACGGCGGGCAAGACTTTAAGAATTGAAACTAAACTCTATCGGTCGGGCGATTCTGGAACACTGGGCGTTGAAGTCCCTCTGAATACCCTTGAAAAGTATGCAGAGCTTGAGCCCGAGATTGATATACCGATAGAGGGGCTCGGGCTTGTATCACTCAAAACGCCGCTTTACAACACGGTTGACGGTTCGGCGGACGGCGTAGCGATATATGCACCCGCGGCACAGCTCATAGCGCGAATCAACCGTAACGAATGGCAGCTTTCCCGCGAGTTTGAACTCGGTAGGGCGCGTATAATGGTGCCCGAAGACCTCACCCGGCAGAAGCCCGGCGAGAACGGAAGTACGAAGACGCGCAGTCTCGAAGATGATATCTTTACCGCTTTTGACGAAGACCCGCAGGACTTCGGCGTTACGATATTCTCGCCCGCTTTCCGCGAGCAGAGCTATCTCGCAAGAAAGACCGAATATCTGCGGAATATCGAAAGTCTTATCGGCTTTAAGCGCGGTATTTTGTCAGATGTGCAGGAAGCCGAGCGAACAGCTACGGAAATAACATCTTCCAACGGCGATTACAACCTAACGATAATAGACTTACAGAACATTTGGACAAACGCCGTCAAAAAGCTGTTGCCCTTATGCGCTGAGCTTGGCGAGATATACAAAGTCGAGGGAAGCACACCTATCGACCCGGACGAGGTAACACTCGACTATGGCGACGGTGTTCTTTATAACCGCGACAAGACGTGGAATGAGTACTGCACTATGGTGCAGATGGGACTTATTAAGCCGGAGATAGCTGTTGCGTGGTATTTTGAGCTGCCGTGGGACACTCCCGAAGCTATACAAAACATACGAGACAACTATATGCCCGAGATAGAGAGCATGACGGCAGGAGTTGAGTAACTATGCTACCGCCAGATGACATTGACGCATTGAGAATACTCGCGATGCAAATAACAGACCCGATAACCGACTTCTTGCTACGGGATATCGCCCGCAGAGTAGCCGAAGCGGGGCAGATAACCTCTACGGCAGGATATCAAACATGGAAGATACAAGAGCTCGGAAAAAGTCAAAAAGAAGTCAAGAAAAAGCTTGCCGAACTGTTGAATGTATCTCTCAACGAGATAGATGAGATATTTGAACAAGCGGCAGAAGAAGGATATAAATTCGACTTGTCAAAGTTGCCAACCGTTGAAGGCGTTCCGTTCGAGGAAAACGAGAGCTTGATACAGATAGTCAGGGCGGCGGTCACGCTTGCACAGGACGATTTCACCAACATAACGCAGACCATAGGCATGATAAGCCCATATGGGCAGAGGTTGCCCTTGTATGACGCTTATAACGCCTGCTGCGACTTCGCCTTTAAACAGGTGTTCACGGGCGCGGCAGACTATAACACGGCGGTTCAAATGGCGTGCAGAAACCTCTATCAGCGGGGGCTTGTCACTGTTGATTATGAGAGCGGTGCTAAAGCGTCGATAGAAACGGCGGTCAGGCGTAACATTATGGGCGGTCTCGGTCTGATGCAGGAAAAAATCAGCGAACAAAATCACGAGAAGTACGGCGCGGACGGCTGGGAAATATCAGCCCACGCCGCAAGTGCTCCCGACCACGAACCTATACAGGGCAAGCAATACCGAGACGAGGAATATCAGAAGCTCAATGATAGTCTCGTTCGCCGAATCGGCACTTTGAACTGCGGTCATGCGGCTTTTCCTATCTTTTATGGCGTTACCGAACCTACATACACTGCCGAGCAGTTGGAAGCCTTTAAAAAGGCGAACGCCGACGGCATAACATATCAAGGCAAGCACTACACCACCTATGAAGCGACACAAGCGCAGCGGCGGCTTGAAACTGCTGTCCGCAAATGCAAGCGAAAGATAACAGTTCTCGAGGGCGCGGGCGACGACGATGCACTCAAGGCGGCGAGAACACGATATACCCGCCTTAATCAGGAATATGCGCGATTTTCCAAAGCGGCAGGACTGCGGACACAAACTGCGCGTCTGAAAGCGGCGGGATTCAGTTATAAACAAGGCAGAGAAGCCGTAAAGGAAATTGACACAAATCAATAATCTCAGCGTTTCGCATTCGTGCGAGGCGCTGTTTTTATATCCATTTTTACCCCGCCACTGGTTCATGTGGCTAAATTCTAACCGCAGACAGAGCGGTATATAAGCAATGTTCAGGAGGATTTTACTATGGAAAACATTCACGCTATTCTCGAAAAATACGGTGTTACCGTTGCCGAGGATAAGAAAGCAGATTTCGACAAGGCAGTCGCGGAAAACTATAAGACCATCGCCGAGTTCGGCAAGGTTACGGCGGCACGCGACAACTTCAAGAGTCAGCTCGACAACGCTACAAACTCACTCAAAGAGTTCGAGGGCGTAGATGTTGAGGACTTAAAAGGCAAGATAACGAGCCTCACAAATGACCTCAACGCGCAGAAAACAAAATATGAGCAGCAGCTCGCCGACCTCGACTTCGAGAACGCGCTCGACCTTGCTATAACTGGCAAAAAAGGTAAGAGCGTGAAAGCAGTCAAGGCGCTGCTCGATGTTGACGCACTCAAGGCGAGCAAAAACCAGCGCGACGATATAGATGCCGCGCTCGAAGCCCTCAAGAAAGATAACGAATATCTTTTTGACGAGGACAACAACATACCTCCGCCCTATGCTGGCGGAACGGGAAGAAAGCAGAATCCGAACGGCGATATGACCCTCCGTTCTGCGCTTTCCGAGAAATTTTCAAAGAAAGGTTGATTTAAACAATGGCAATTACTCTTGCAGAAGCAAAGGTCGGCATGGCTGACCATGTAGACCAGATGGTTATCGACGAGTTCAGACGTTCGTCTCTGCTCCTCGATATGCTCACATTCGACAACGCGATTTCACCCGGCACTGGTGGTTCGACTCTGACTTACGGCTATATTCAGCTTCAGACTCCCTCCACCGCTACCACTCGACAGATTAACGCCGAGTACGAAGCGAACGAGGCTAAGAGAATCGAAAAGACCGCTAAGGCTATCATAATGGGCGGCAAGTTCAACGTTGACCGCGTCATTGAGAACACCTCGGGCGCAGTTGATGAGATAGCATTCCAGCTCCGCGAAAAAATTAATGCGGTAACAAACTATTTCCACTATCTCGTTATAAACGGCACTTCGGCGAGCACGGGCGCAGGTCTCGTTCCGAACACCTTTGACGGTCTGAAAAAGACCCTCGCGGGCAAGTCCACCGAGATAGCCTCCGCTGTTGACCTCTCCGATTCGGCAAAGCTCGACACCAATTACGGCGCATTCCTTGACGAGCTTGATGAGCTTGTACACAAGGTTGACGGCAAGCCCTCTCTGCTCCTGATGAACGGAGATACTCTCCTTAAAGTCAGAGCTTGCGCCCGCAGAGCTGGTTATTACTCCCGCGAGCGTGACGACTTCGGTCGTTGGGTTGAGTATTACGGCGACATCCCTATGCTCGACGCAGGCAAGTATTACAACGGCAGTGCGTCCGTTGACTGCATAGGCACTTCCACCCCGTCCTCAAGTGCAGGTGGAACTTCGAGCATTTATGCCGTAAACCTCGGACTTGACGCATTCCACGGCATCGCGCCTACGGGAACGGGCGTTATAAACACCTATCTTCCCGATATGACTGCTCCCGGAGCAGTCAAGAGCGGTGAAGTTGAGCTTGTCGCGGGCGTTGTCCTCAAAAACACCCTCAAGGCGGCAGCTCTTAACGGAATTACCATTAAGCCCAAGACCGCATAAGGAGACCGACGATGACACAGTACGCAGATTACGACTATTACATCAACGACTATCTTCACGGTCAAGAGGCAATGAGCAGGGACGACTTCGACTTTTTCGCCGTCAGAGCCTCCAAGGTTATTGAGCGGCACACATTCAGCCGGATTGAAGAAGTGACGGAAGCGATTAAGTCTTGTTGCTGCGAGCTCGCCGAATGTTTACAGTCGGAACATAGCGCAGACAACCAGAGCGGCAAGACCTCCGAGAGCGTTGGCAGCTACTCCGTATCTTATGCCTCGGCAACCGACAGACACCGCGAGAGTCAGCAGGAATATAGCCGTATTCTGCATCTGTGGCTCGGTGACACGGGTTTACTTTACAGGGGGTAAAGATGTATACCAACACAAAAGCAACCGTGTACCGCCTTATAGGGGGCAAATACGAGCGGATATTCCTGCCGCGCGTTTTTTGGGATATGAAGTCAACCGCCTCAACGGGCAAAAACGGCAAGACCGAGAGCGACACGGTGACGGTTTTTTTGCCGTTGCTCTTGCAGCTCACTCCGCAGAAAGACCTTATAATCAAAGGCTCTGTACCTCTGACGATTGATAACTCGACCGAAGAAGCTCAGAGTGCGAGCGTAAAAAAGCTTTTTGCCGGGTATGATGTCCACACGGTCATGGCTTGCCGGGTGTGCGATTATGGATCGGCGGAAATGCGCCACACCGAGCTTGATGTGAGGTGATAGCGTGTCCGACAAAATAAAGCAACCCGACAATATGGAATATACCGGGACGATAAATGTCAAGATTCAATGGAATCCGCAATTTGCAAAAGAGATGGAACAAAGGGCGCATAGAATCCAGTGCGTTATCGACTCTGATGTCATTAAGTTTATGACACCGTATATCCCGTATCAGTCCGGCTTTTTATCATCAGAGGCACTGACTATTCCGACCGTCATAGGCTCGGGCGAGGTCAAACAGCTCGGACCCTATGCGCATTATCTGTATATGGGCGAGATATATGGTCCCAATATCCCAGTCAAGGAAAACGGCGAGATTGTGGGTTGGTGGTCACCGCCGAGTAAAGCCCCGACGGGGAGACCGCTGACGTATGATACCACAAAAAATCCGCTCGCAGGTTCGCACTGGTTTGAGCGTATGAAAGCCGACCGTGCGGACAAAATTCTTGCCGACGCGCAGGAGGCGGCAAATAGATGAACATAATCGAAACCGTAAAAAAGACACTCTCTCAGTGTCCTAAAATAGACGACTTTTGTAACGGCTTGCATGTCGATTTTTCCGAAAACAAGAGCGGGGACTTCGGGCTCTATTCTTCGGGCGATGCGCTTGTCGGAAAAGATATTTTAGGCAATGAGAAACGCAAACACAGCTTTGTACTGTACGCCAACGGCAGACCGTTCAACGAGTTTGACCGACTGGCGCACAGTGCTTTTTTATTGGAGCTGAACTATTGGCTCGAGAAGCAGAAACATATCGCGGTGACATCTGTTGTCGACGGCAAAGAGCTGCCGGGCGAGATAACGAAGATGAGCTGCGCGAATGCAATGCTTTTTGCAGTGCCGACAGGGAATGTGAACGACGGCGTCACATATCAGCTTCAAATCTACGCCGAATATACCATAGAAAGTGAGGAGTTTTAATGCCTGGATCTGCTACTAATACGGCAAACGCAAAGATAGAGCGCAAATATCTTGCACACTACATCGATTCGTCGTTTAATGGCGTATCTGTAAACTATGTCCGTTTGGGCAAAGACCTTGAAGAGTATGCGATTGAGATGAATCCGGACTCGGAGACCAAAAAGAACATACTCGGCGAGAACTCGACCAATGTCAAAGGTTACGAGCCGCAGGGCTCTGTTGACCCTTATTATGCTTATAGCGGCGACCCGCTCTATGAGCACCTTGCGTCCATAATCAATGACCGCGCGACTGGCTCGGCTCTTGAAACAACTGTCGTTGACGCGCTGTTCAAGCCCGACGGCTCGTGTGAGTGGGCGTATCGCGAGAACGCTATTATCATTCCACAGTCGATAGGCGGCGAAGATGGCGTTCAGATTCCCTTTGAAATCCACTACAACGGCGGACGCACAAAGGGAACTTTTAATGCGACAACAAAAACATTTACCGCAGATTCGTCCGACTAATCAAAAAAGGGGGGCTGCTTCGGCAGCCTCTCTCCCTTTTTAGGAGGTAAAACATGGCACAGCAGCGACAGAGTATAAACTTTGACGACGGTTTTAAAAGTTATGAAATCAATGGCGACCCGCAGAGAATTGTTCGTATAGATACCGCCGATTACGGACTTATAGAGCGTCTGCGGAACGCTAAAAACAATATAAACGAAGAAATGAAGAAATATGAGAACGTCAAGATAAAGAGCGACGGTTCGGCAGACCTTGACGACGAGACGGCAGCTGACGGAATCCGCGACCTCGGCAAGTTCATATGCGGTCAGTTCGACTATATCTTCAACTCCGAGGTGTCCGGCGTTCTGTTCGGCACAGCTTCACCGCTTTCAACTCGCGGCGGCGTTCCGCTTTTCGAGCGCGTTTTCAATGCAGTTCTTCCGATTATAGAAAGTGACATAAAATCCGAGCAGAAGAAAGCCGAAGCCCGTATCAAAAAGTACGAAGCCGAAGCCGCGAGGTTTAAAAATAGCTTATGATAGGCTATCTTCCGACCACGCTCGAAGTGGCAGGCAAAGAATATTCTATCTGCTCCGATTATCGCGTTGCGCTTGTCATTTTTGAGGCGTTTGACGACCCGGAACTCAATGAGTATGACAAAATGGCGGTTATGCTGGACTGTTTATATAAAGAGCCGGACTCGATACCGAGAGAAGCCTACAACGAGGCGATTGAAAAAGCGTCGTGGTTTCTTGACGGTGGCGAGGACTATAAAGAAGCAGGTCAACAGCGACAGAAAAAGGTCATGTCATGGTCTCAGGACGAAAAAATGATTTTTTCCGCAGTAAACAAGACCGCCGGGCAGGAAGTCCGCGCCGTGCCTTATATGCATTGGTGGACATTTCTCGGCTATTTCGCAGAGATTGGCGAGTGCCTTTTCTCGACAGTCCGTTCTATCCGTGAAAAGAAGAACAGACACAAGAAGCTCGACAAGTGGGAGCAGGAATTTTATAAAGAGCACAAAAAGATGATAGACATTGAGCGCAAATACTCGGCACAGGAACAGGCAGAACGTGACGCGCTCAATAAACTTTTAGGATAGCGGGAGGTGATTGAATGGTAGACGGCTCTCTCAAATTTGACACAAAATTTGATACGGACGGCGTGAATAAAGCAACGGACATGGTGAATAAATCGGTGTCACGTATGTATCAGCGCGTCAAACAGGCGTTCAGCGGCAAGGAAGTTGACCAGTCGTCGGCAAAAATGAAGCAGTTGCAGAACAATGTCGATGAAGCAAATGCCAAAGTCGAAAAGCAGATAGCCGAAATCGAAAGACTGCGCACGGAATATGAAAATCTCAAATCTGACGACGGATATATCGAGCCGGAAGCCGCAAAACCGCTGATAGAACAGGCGGAAACGCTCAAAGCGAAAATCGCCGAAGCAAAACAGCAAGTCGCCGAATATGACAAGCAGTGGGAACATGGCGTTGCCGGAGCTGACGGCAAATCCGGCGAGTGGGTTGACAAAGTCCACAGCTTGCAGGCGGAATATGACAAAGTCCTTGAAAAAGTCGAAAAGATTGAAAGTAAAGCCGAAGCGAAGCACCAGACCGACCGTTCCGCGCAGCTTGCCTCGTCCGAAGCGGCTATCGTAGATGCAGAGAAAAAGCTCGACGGACTCAGAAGTAAAGCCGATATTGCGAAAACAAAGCTCCGGGAAGCCCTGAGCGCAAAAGCACCTGCGGGATTTAAAAAGAGCTTGACTGGAGCTACTGTCGGTCTTGATAAATTTGTCAAGCGTATAGGCGGTCTTGCAAAGCGAGTTTTCATTTTTACGGTCATAACAAAGGCACTCAGAAAGCTTAGAGCACTGCTCACCTCTATGACCTCGTCGGACAAGCAGATACAGACCTCTCTTGCCAATATAAAAGGTAATCTCTTGACGGCGTTTCAGCCGATATACGAGTTTGCGTTGCCTGCGATTAAAGCGTTGCTGCACGCGCTCGAACAAGCATCGGCTTTTCTCGCGTCGTTTACCGCCGCGCTTTTTGGCAAATCTGTATCACAGATGCAGAAAAACGCAAAGGCACTTAATAAGCAAGCAACGGCGACAAGCAAGGTCGGCAAGGCGGCGGAAAAAGCTTCTCGAAGCCTTGCAAGTTTCGACGAGCTGAATCAGCTCAGTGATAACAGCGCAAGCAGCTCAGGCGGCACAGATGCGTCGTCTGCACCCGCATTCAACACCAATCTCGACGACCTCGACGGCAACATGGCGAAAATAGCGGCTTATGGGTCGATGTTGCTCGGCGTTGCATTACTTATGGTAGGCATAGCGACGGTTAATATCCCCGCGATTATTCTCGGTATAGCACTCATTGCGGCGGGAATAAAAGTCGGGCAGAACACAGGTGCATTCTCGAGTATGCCAACATGGGTTAATCAGATAATTACATGGGGGCTGATGATACTCGGCGCGGCGTTGCTTATAGTAGGACTTGCCAAAATTAGCCCGAAGCTTATTCTCGCGGGTATCGCTCTATATATGACGGGCGTCAAATACGGCGAGGCAAGCGGGGCTTTTGAGGCTATGCCCGGCTGGTTAAAGCAGATAATCACATGGGGCGGAATGGCACTCGGCACAGCTCTCTTGGTTGTCGGTATAGTCATGGGGAACATTTATCTTACACTTGCGGGAATCATGCTTCTTGTCACTGGAATGACAGTTGGAGACAAGAGCGGAGCCTTTGAAGCTATGCCTCCGTGGCTCGCGCAGATAGTGACATGGGGCTCAATCGCACTGGGAACAGCTCTCCTTATAGCGGGTATTGCGACGACAAATATTCCGCTTATAGCGGCAGGTGCGGCGCTTTTCTCCGTCGGTATTGCAACCGGAATAAATTCGGGCGCGTTCTCGGCAGCTTGGAATGCTATCAAATCTTTCGGCAGTCAAATCGCGCACGGTGCAGCCGACCTTTGGAATAAAATAACCTCTGGCGCGTCGAGAATGTGGGATTCAATCAAAAGCTCAGGTCGTGACAGACTTAACGGCATAATTTCGCTCGTCGAGCGTTGCATAAATACCGTTGTCAATAAAGCAAATAGAATCTCGTGGAATATTCCCGATTGGGTGCCCGGAATAGGCGGCAAGAAGTTCGGCTTCAATCTGCCTACCGTCAGCATACCTCGCCTTGCAACAGGTACAGTTGTCCCGAGAAACTACGGCGAATACACTGCCATACTCGGCGATAACAAGCGCGAGCCCGAAGTTGTTTCGCCTTTGTCGACGATGAAACAGGCGGTTCGCGAGGTCATGAACGAACTCGGCGGAGATAACTCACGCCCGATATCAATTTCAATTTATACCACGCTCGACGGAAAGGTCGTCGGGCAATCGGTAATTGAATACCATAACGGCGTTGTCAGAAGAACTGGCAAAACGCCGCTCGCGGGGGTGAGCGTATGAGTATAGCCGTAATGAAAATCAAAAAAACGGGTACATCGACATGGAAAACACTTCCCACGCCAATGGGCTTGAAACCTGGAATAAATATCATCGACAGCAGCAAAAGCGGGCGTGACAACAACACGGGAACAATGTTCCGCGATATCGTGACGGGAAAAAACAAATACACCGCCACGATGCTGAGCGGATTGAATAACACGCAATATGCAGAAATCGCGGACATTATCCTTGCGGATAGCTTCGACTGCTGGTTGCCGAACCCGAAAACTGGCGCATTCGGCACAAAAACATTCTACTGCTCGACGCTCGAAGCGGACATAGAGCAGATATACAGCGAGACTCTTTGGACTTATAAAGAGTTCAGCTTCAATTTGACCGAAATGTAAGGGGGCACGGGCAGTGTATAAGATAACCAACGCGACAAGACGCGCAGCGGTCAGAGCTGCTTATGCCGGGCGGACTCGTCACATAATCAACCGGATAACATTCGGACATTATGTGACGGCTCTCGGGATTCGCTCTTTTGTCTCGGATGAGGTCGTCGTAACGGATGGCTTGCTGAGCTTGAGCGTGACACAGGTTCTCAATGGCGACGAGGACGCAACGGTTGGAAGTGTGGGTTCAAGCTCCTATTCCGCAACTTTTAATAATCCGTCACCCACCTATAACTACCGCGACAAGATAGCATTTATCGAAAGTGGTGTGCTTCTGGCGGACGGAACATATTATTATACGCCCTGCGGATATTTTGCGACGGAGAAGCCGGAGACGGACGACGACGGAAAGACCTTGACCGTCACCGGCTATGATGAGATAGACAAAATGGGCGGAAAGTGGACGCCGTCTATCTCCGTGACGGACACCACGACACTGAAAGATGTCGTCGAGAACATCGCGAGTATGCACGGCTTGAGCGTGACATATGTCGATACGACGGCACAGACTGCCTTGAAAAATCATGTTATCGGCGTTGCAACAGCCGCAGAACTGACAGAGCAGAGCGAGCGAGATGTGCTCGGCTACTGCGTCGGATGCGCGGGAATGTCTGCGCGAGTAAACACGGTCGGAAAGCTTTATATCTCGTGGTTTTTTAGTCCGGGCAGTACCTATGACTACACCGTGACGGCAGATGTCCAGTGGGAAAACGGCTTTAAAAAGTCCGCAGAGAGCGCGGTCAAAATAGAAGCGGTCACAGCGGGCGAGGACGAAGATGTCTATACGAAAGGCACAGGAGTTCCACTGTCTTTTGCAAATCCGCTTGTTACCCATGCCGAGATAGACGCGATATATGCACGGTATAACGGGCGTACATGGTATCCGTCAACTTGCACATGGCGCGGAGACCCGTGCGTAGAGGTCGGAGATATTATTACCGTCAAAGACAAAAACAATAAGTCATATACCGTCTATGTAGCACAGCAGGAGTTAGACCTCTCCGGCGGCTTGCAGTCTACAATCACATCTCCCAATCTCGACACAACGGAGATGTCTTTCGACTCTGTCAGCGCGTCCGTAAAGCTTGAACTCAGCAAGGTTCAAAACTCGATGGAGGCGGCAATAAAAGCCGCCACAGACGCTATAAACGGGGCAAACGGCGGATATTACCGCATTCTCGACCTCGACAAGGACGGGAACCCGGACGGCTGGGAATGTTTCGCGACAGATGGCTTGAGGGGCGTTAAATGCACCTACGGCGGTATAGGCTGCACTACAGACGGCGGCAAGACCTACACCAACGCCATGACCGGAGCGGGCATAAACGCAACGGCTATAACGACGGGTATCATCACAGGCGGCACAAACGGATTTTCTTTTAACCTCGAAACCGGGCACATCGAAGCCTCCGATATCAACATCACCGGCGGCGACATAAACATTGACGGCGGTCAGTTGTCAATAGAAAACAGCGGATTTAAGACCGACCTGTCAAGCGGATATTTGCAGATGTATTACACCACAAATATGCAAAGTGGTGCCAATTATGAGTACTTTGACATTAATAACACGATGATTGGCACGAAGTTTTATGCGACGCTCGCCGCGCTGAAGCCTGCCGCCGCGCTTGGCGTTACATCAAACGGTTTTCGATTTGGCGAGAAAGCAGAAAACGCCACGCTTGTAAACCATTGGAACACCGACTATGCCGTGATAGAAAAAGATAACGCGAGATTTCGCACAAAAATTGAGGTAAACGAGCCTTTAAACGTTGCGACAGGCGGCGATGCTATCGGATTTATTTCTCACGCGCCGTTCGGAGCTAAAGATATAAGCGTGGAGCTTGGCGCAAAAAGCAACGCGCACGGCATTTTGCAGATTGGCAACAATACAGACGGCACTACTCCCGCGAGAATGGAATTTTACTCAAGCGGAACAGGCGGCGCGGGAATGGCATTGGAGCTTATCGGCTCGACTCATAGCGGCAGAATCTTTGTTGACACTGGCGGTATTTACGCGCAGTTCGGCAACAAAACAGCAGTGAAGCTCGCATAAGGAGGTAAACCAATATGACAAAACCTGAAATCAATCAAAAGCTCGCAGAGCTTAGAGCGCAGGGCGACGCCTTGCAGAAACACAATGCACAGCTGATACAGCAAATAGAGGTCAATAAGCTCGAGCTTGCGAAAATCTGCGGCAAAATCGAGTTGTTGTCCGATATGCTCTCAGAGCTCGAAAAAACGCCCACAGAGGGCGAGAACGAGGAGGCGGAAAAAGATGCAGACAAGAACGATAACGGTTGATTATACCCGCCCGCGCGGGTATGATGTCGGCTATCGCACCGAAAACAACTTTACCTTGCTCGCTCTGCCTATCCCGGCAGAGCTTGAGGGCGCAGACAGCTATCGTGTTTATTTCGAGTCAACAATCGGCGAGTATCTGCAGACCGAGATATTAACCCCTGTTGACGGCTATGTCACGGTTACGCTTACAAGCGATATCGTCCCGGAGCCCGGGCAGATTGCCGCACAGCTGGTTGC